CTTTTCTGTAATTGATATCATTAGTTTAAAGTAATCTTAAGTCACGGTAGAAGTGGAGGAATAACTCCCACAAGTCTTAGTAGTCCCTCAGCAAATAGAGCAAGAACCACCCAACCGACGCACATACTAATGATAGAAGCATTACGGTTGTGTCTTCTGATAGCAGCATCGATCATCTCCTGAACTTCAGAACGAGTTATAAATTCATCAGGAGGTTCCATCATTTTTCATCTCCAAGGAACTTTGCTAAGGGATCTCTTCTGGTTTTTACAATTTCAACTGCCCTTTTATAGAACATGTTATCCATATTACCAGAAGCTTCAAAGGTTTCTTTGATCTTCACCCAATTGTCATAGGTGCGTTGATCCATTCGTTTAATACTTGTGATACTACTATATAATAATCACAAGAATTTGAAAGTCAACTTTTTGTGTTCATATCGTAACACTGTTGAAGGAAATATTAAATTTGTAACTTATCTTAAGGAAGATCAGGGATTCGAACCCTGGAACGCTATTAACGTTAATAGTTTTCAAGACTATCGCCATCAACCACTCGGCCAATCTTCCGTTATTAGAGGTTCAACGAACCTCAAAATCCAAACGACGAACTTTACGTTGTCTACGTGCTTCCTGCCAAGCAATGTCTTGGGAGGTTAATACGTTTGTTTTTGAATTTTCTTTTAATGAGTTTAGCATAACAATACGAGATAAGTCAAGTGCTGAAATCTTGTCTCCACGTATTGTTGCCATATTAGGACAACCACAAGTAATTGTTTTTGAATGATGTCCTGTTATTTCTCTATTGCAATCCTTGCATCTTATTGAAATCATTATTTTTCATCCTATTCATTGTAAGTGTGCTCTTAATTGCCAAACAAATTTACCATGAGATTCCATTAGGTCTTGAACTAGGTTAGCAGTTGCATATGACTTTTGTGCCTCAGATTCTTCTGAAATATCTGACATTAGTTCACAAAACTTGGTGTTATTATCTAGGAGTTCTTGAAGCATTTCTTTTGCTCCTGTTGAACTTGCCGCTTCTTTAATTTGAGTTACCTCAAGCATTCTAGAGAGAGAACTGAGAGGTTTTACGTTCAAATACCGCATATGTTCTGAAAGACGGTCAATCTCTTCAAACATAGTCTCATACTGACCACCAAAGAGTTGGTGTAGTTGAGTGAAGTCTTCACCAACTACATTCCAGTGAAACGCCCAGGTCTTATGGAATAAAACAAAAAGTGATGACTGAGCATCACTCAATAGTTTATAAAGTTTTTCCATTATACTCTTTTTATTTTTATTTATCAAGTGGGCAATATCGGATTCGAACCAATGACTTACTGCTTGTAAGGCAGCCACTCTACCGCTGAGTTAATCGCCCGTTAGCAGGGGTGATCAATCCCCTGACCCAAGAGAACTTAGGATTTAGTGAGTCGGATATGATGATCCCGACTCTTATGAAAGAACCGAACATTTCCAGTCCTTCCAACTCCCCCACCTCGATTCGAACGAGGAACCTTAGAGTTAACAGCTCTCTGCTCTGCCGTTGAGCTATAGGGGAATATAGGAAGTTACTGGACTTACACCAGTTCAAAGGGCATTGTCTGCTTGTCTCGTTTCTTTGACTTAACTTCCTTTGGCGTCTTTCTATGCAATGAGCATAACGACTACCAAGAGCGAAATACGGGATTCGAACCCGTGACACCAACTTGGAAGGATGGGATGTTACCACTACACCAATTTCGCTTATATGACAATCATAAACCATTTAGGTTAGATTGTCAAGTGTCGTTGAAAGGACTTGAACCTTCATGGATTGCTCCACTGGAACCTAAACCCAGCGCGTATACCAATTCCGCCACAACGACTAGATGGAGTAAGCGTAATATACCTCAAGGATATAACAGAGGCTTACCCTCTATCTTACCACGGCATTCTGGTTTATCTTTCCAGCGCAAGTGGTAACGACTCAGGAGGGACTTGAACCCCCGACCAACTGCTTAGAAGGCAGATGCTCTATCCAACTGAGCTACTGAGTCATAAGGTAGGTTCCTATCGCCGCCGTTCCTGAACCTACCGAAGGGGAACACCGCAGTTGATTTCTCAACTCTTATATTGTACCAGGTATTTGGAAACTGGTCAAGTGGGAAATGGTGGATTTGAACCACCGACCTCTGCGTTATCAGCACATTGCTCTACCGCTGAGCTAATCTCCCGAAGCGGAGAAAGAGGGATTCGAACCCTCGGTGAAGTTGCCCCCACACAGACTTTCCAGGTCTGCTCCTTAAACCACTCGGACATCTCTCCTGGCGGAAGTGGTTGGATTCGAACCAACGGATGCACTTAGGTACATCGGCGGATTAGCAATCCACTGCATTAGACCTCTCTGCCACACTTCCAATAGTCCCTACGGGAATTGAACCCGTGTCTACACCGTGAAAGGGTGGTGTCCTAACCGCTAGACGAAGGGACCAGGTGGGCAGGGAGGGATTTGAACCCCCGTAGGCAGAGCCAGCGGATTTACAGTCCGCCTCCATTAACCACTCGGACACCTACCCGAGACCTCCCTGTTTGTGCTTCTGCGAGAGGCATGGGAGGGGCGAGACTTATGCGGGGTTTGGACCCCCGCTGCTCATGAAACTATTATAAGGGATGAATGCTCAGGGGTCAACCTGCTGCTTTTGCTTCCTTACGGGCGTTCTTCTCTTCAGTGATTTCGCCTCTACGTGCTTTTACAAGCTTGGCGATTTCTTGAAGTGCCTTACGAGCACGAGTACCTGCAGCATTATTACCTGCAGTAAACTTTTCGTCTTCTACTTTCCACGCTTCAACAGCATTCAGTAGTTCTTGTGATGATGACATAAAAAACTCCATTAAAAAATTAGGAATGTGTTATTTATACACTTAGAAGCAGTCTTTTACCCAAGGAGCACAAATTCTCATAGGAGGCGCTAGTGACTTGCATTCTTCAGTATAACATACACTCTCATCATTTACACCGTCAATATACTTTGGTTGATACTTTTTATCTGCCTCTGCAATAATACGGTCATACTCAGGTTGAACTTCTTGCAATGCTCTATCCACTTCTAACTCAACCTTTGCATCTAACCTTTTTTGGTTATCGATTATTTCAGGTATTTCTTGCTCTAAGTTAAGTCTCTCAATTAATAACTGATATATCTTCCAAAGTCCTTTCTCATCTATTTTTAACCACCCAGAAAGAGAACCAATTAATATCATAACAATTGATGCTATAAAGAAACCTTTTATAGTTCTTATTCTAACGCTAGGAAGAACTTTAAATTTTCCTTCTTTAACTTCAAAGAGTTTAAACATTCTCATTCTCCCAAAAGTCTTTTAAAGCTTCATCAATAGTTCCTTCTGGATCAAATCTTTTATTCTTATCTCTAAGTTTTTTAGTATCAAAAGTTAACATAGGAGTTATACTTCCATCCTCCTCTACTTTAACCTTAGCACCAAATACATTCCCTTTAGGTTGAATATTAATAGTATTTGAAGACTCTAATGAAATCTCTACTTTATCATTAGATGCCTTAAGATATCCTGCCTTAGCAATTATATCTACTACTTCTTTTTCTGAATCCGGAAAGCTTTCCATAATTGGCTTAGAATTTATCTCTTTAACCCGGACAAAGGTATTCTACTCAAGTTATAGGGTATTGTCAAGAGTATTAAAAAAGGGAGTCCTAAGACTCCCTAATATTTATTATTCAGATACTTCTTCTGCTTCTTCTGTTTCTGAGAATTCTTCTTCGGGTTGTTGTTCTGGAAGAGTGACTCCCATTTGCGCAAGATACTCAATTGCACCCTGCACTTTCCAAAAAAGTTCTCTATTTTTTGCTATTTGCTGCTCTAAAGATGCTCTTTGTTCTAAAAGATTTTTAAGGTGTTGTTGCTGTTCTGTCATTTTTTTCTAAGGTAAGTACATCAAAGGGGAGTAAAATACCCCCCCGTATTTATTCTATTGTATCAAACTTCTACCGTGATCAGTTTGGAAGCATATTGATGAGCATACGAAGTGCGGGCACCATGATGCCCCCAACCAATCCAACTATACGCATAGTCCATGTAACGATCGATAGACTTACCAGGAGTTTTCATCCTGTCCTCGATTTGTTGCCACTGGACTTCATTCGTGAGATAACGAAGTTGCGTGTGAAGTGATGATGGAGAACCACCATACTTCCTAGCAAAATCACCCAATCCATAATAACGGTTGGCAGATGTCCACTGAATCAGTCCATAACCGCCTGGGCAGTTACTCCAACTGGTTCTGCTACCACCTTCACAGATATTAGGCACGAAAGTGGATTCTTGCCTAATATTGCCCATGATGGTGGCAAGGGCGTTTCTGTCTTTAATACCACGTTCCTGGAAAAATGCCAGGGTAGCATTCTCATGTTCATTACACCCTTTACAAATTAGCCTTTTCTCCTTTGGCTTTGGTGGTGGTGCAACCTCTAGGATTGCTGTCTTCTCAGTTTCAAACTCTTTAATAATGGAGTAAGGTTTTTCTTCCACTGGGGGAGGAGGACCTTGCAGTTTATAACTAGAGAAAGGCAGTGTTGCCGTACTGGTTGTAACCGTTGCCAAGAGAGGCAGGGCTACTGTAAAGATATTTTGCATTAAATTTAATTGAACTCTACATCCGTATAGAAAGGGGGTACACCCTTTTCTCAAAGGGCACTTTCCACGGCTCTAAATCGCACTCAAGATCTCATAATAAAAAACCCTGCTCATAACAGGGATTTTAACATTATAAGTGAGTATTTAGTTTTCGTCAATCTTCAGGTTCTAGAGAAACAATCTCCAGTTCATCCCCTTCAGGTTCAATCCACTCATAAAACTCAGCAAGAATGGCACGGGCATCCTCTTTTGGAATGCTCATATCAGCAGCGCGGTCAAGAGACCACGACCTAACATGAGCAACAATATCTTCAGTCGTTGCGTTCATAATAGTCTTTTCGGAAGTACCTGTTGAGGATGTTGCTATTGTAGAACGCTGGTCCTCCGATGTCAAGGGATTCTGTGAGGACGTTATGGAAAAAGAGTTGTCTGGTCTCTTCAAAGTTTGTTTTGCCCTTTGTTTTATGTAATGATAAGATAGTTCGACTAAAATTTTCTCTACCAAATTTGTCAACGTCTTCTTTAAGTTCCGGACAAGACCCATAGTATTCTTTCCAATTAGATTCTGATTTTACTTTTCTTTTTTTACCTTTTGGGGTTCTAAACTGCCAAAAGTATTTCCTACCAATATACTTCCTACCGCTTTGTATATTTGTAATAAGGTATACAAAACCAAAGTTATCGTCAATATTCTCAGATAAAAAAGGTATTCCATTATAGTACCAAGGGTTTTCATAGTCAATATCTGTACTCATCTATTATATCAAGGACATCATTCAGGTATTTATGAGCAAGTCCTTTCATATCCATCTCTGGTCTAATATGGTCTTTATACAAATTATCCTTCAACTTTAGAACGCGAACTTTAAGTTCTTCTTTACTGATTTGATTTTTAGGCATAAAAAAAGAGGAGTGTGACCTCCTCTATCTATATTTTTATTCTTTTGCACCTAACCATTCTTTACAATAGTCATAGTCACCAAACATAAACTCATCACATTCGGCTGCTTGACGATAGGCGTTCAGGATTTCCTGCTCGCACCATTCATCATAGTTTGAATCCTGAGAAAGTATTTTTGGTAACATCTTGCTTGATTCCCCCTACAACGTAGGATTCTACTTCTGTTTCCTGGGGTGCCACTTGGAGTCCTTTAGAGGAAATCCAGTGCTGAGTCCACGGTAGTGGATTATTGTTTGCTGAGATATCGTATTGTGGTTTAAGTCCTATTGCTTTCAGTCTACGGTTAGCAATCCATTCAACGTATTGCTGAAGAAGTTTATCATTCAACCCAATCATGCTTCCATCTTTGAACAGATAATCTGCCCAACGCTTTTCTTCATTTACTGCACGATCAAACATCTTATAAACCCATTCTTCCTCTTCTTTAGCAATCTGTTTCATTTCAGGGTCATCACCTTCTTTCCACTTATTCAGAATGTTCTGAGTAAGTGCTAGGTGCTGGTTTTCGTCTCTTGCGATGAGACTAATGATTTTAGCGGATCCTTCCATAAGCTTAAGTTCACCAAAGGCGAAACTACAAGCAAAACTAACGTAGAAGCGAATACCTTCAAGAATATTAACGTTTGCGACTGCTCTATAGAGTTTCCGTTTAACGTCATTTAGTGATTCCTTTGCGTATGATACTCCTTCAAGTTGATGCATCCAAGTATCGGATACTCCATACTGTTGTGCTGATTGAATGAAGTCATCATAAGACTCTGTAACGCTCTTAGCACGCTCCAGAAGGCGCTCATCTCCCACGATAGTATCAAAGACCTCGGATGGATCAGAATAAACGTTTTTGATGATATATGTGTATGAGCGACTGTGAATCATTTCCATAAATCCCCACACTTCCATACATGCTTCCAGTTCTGGAAGAGAGCAGTATGGGATGAATGCCATGCCAGGACCACGACCCTGAACAGAGTCAAGCATAATTTGATACTTCAAATTAGAAGTATAGATATGCTTTTGTTCTGGGCGAAGGGTCTGGTAGTCTCCACGGTCCTTCTGGAGAGACACCTCTTCGGGTCTCCAGAAGTATCCAAGTTGCTGAGTAGTCAGTTTATCAAAGATTGGATATTTGTATGAATCATATCTTTGAACTCCTAGTGGTTTACCAAAGAACATTGGTTGTTTTTTAGTATTCACTTGCTCAGTATTAAAAACTGTCATACCTTTAATTTGCGTTGATTCCTCTGTTGAAGAAATTTTAAACTGCACAGGATTCACACTCCCCCTCCTCTACTGAACTTAGCTCACACATTCTATTTAACTCTCCAAAATATTTGGTTTTCATCATACTATAGGTTTATGGTTTTGTCCATCCATAACAAGATTTTCTTACACCTCGTAAAACTGCATCAAGACCACATTTAAT